TTGATTACTCCCTACCTTGCTACCATCAATAACCTGGGCACTCCGGTCATCAAGACCGCAGATAAGACCATGAAAATCACATACACCATTACAGAGGAATGACTCTGTATCATTTCGGAATCAAGCATCTCATCACGAGGTGCTTTTTTCATACCCAAAATTCAAAGGAGGACAAACATTATGAAGGAATTCTGGAACACGATTCAACTTGCATTTGCAGCTGTCGGAGGATGGCTTGGCTACTTCCTCGGTGGCTGTGACGGTCTGCTTTACGCACTGCTCACATTTGTGGTGATCGACTACATCACAGGCGTCATGTATGCAATTGCAGACAAAAACCTCTCCAGTGAAGTGGGCTTTAAGGGCATCTGCCGAAAGGTGCTCATCTTCCTGCTGGTTGGGATTGCAAATGTTCTTGATGTGCAGGTCATCGGTACCGGTAGTGTGCTTCGTACCGCCGTGATCTTTTTCTACATTTCCAATGAGGGTGTAAGCCTTCTTGAGAATGCAGCGCATCTCGGCCTTCCGGTACCGGAGAAGATCAAAACCGTTTTAGAACAGCTCCATGACAGAGCAGAAAGTGAGGATAAATAAAATGGCTTATACGAACAGCTCCTTGGTATCCTATACCAAGCTCAGTCCAAACCACTCTGGACAGAGAACCCATTCCATCGACCGAATCACGCCACACTGCGTGGTCGGTCAGTTATCTGCCGAAAGTATCTGCGGATGCTTTACCAGCCCTTCTCGTCAGGCTTCCTGCAACTATGGAATCGGCACTGACGGACGAATCTCCTTATGTGTTGAAGAGAAAAACCGTAGCTGGTGCTCCTCTTCCAATGCAAACGACCAAAGAGCCATCACCATCGAATGTGCCTCTGACATGTCGGAGCCCTATGCGATGAATGATAAGGTCTATGCTTCTCTTATCTCGCTCTGCACCGATATCTGCAAGCGTAATGGCAAGAAGAAGCTTTTGTGGCTTGGAGACAAGGACAAGACTTTGAATTATGCACCGAAGTCTGATGAAATGGTGATCACTGTCCATAGATGGTTTGCCAACAAATCCTGCCCTGGCAACTGGCTCTATGCCCGCCTGGGCGATCTGGCTGCAAGGGTTACTGCAAATCTTGGTGGAAGAACTTCCCCTACCGAGGGTACCCTTTATCGTGTACAAGTCGGAGCTTATAAGAACAAGGCCAATGCTGATGCCCAGCTTGCCCACGTAAAGGCTGCTGGCTTTGATACCTATATGGTACAAATCGGAGGACTCTATAAGATTCAAGTCGGTGTCTATCGTGAGAAAGCCAATGCTGACAACATGATGGCAAAGCTCAAGACTGCCGGTTTTGATGCCTTCATCACAACAGAATCCGGTACCTCTGTTTCAACGCTCAAATCCATGGATGAAATCGCGCGTGAAGTCATCCGTGGCGACTGGGGCAATGGCGCTGACAGAAGAAATCGCCTTACTTCTGCCGGATATGATTATGCGTCTGTACAGGCAAAAGTAAATGAATTACTGGGATAACCATCAGGGTCTATGAGGACTTGCATCCTTATAGGCCCTTTTTCTTTTTGTCTGCAAGGTGTATCAATGATACTTTCCTAACTTTTCTATAGACCTATTTTTATAGCCTATAGAGAAGTTTATACATAGACCTTGATGCACCTTGTCATTTTTATCCGCTCAAATCCATCACGAATCTCCAGGGGAAAGTGAAGAACTGAAACTGGAGGTACTTTTCATGCAGAAAGAAACAAAAGCAGTATTACAGGCAACGGATATCGCTTCTCATCTAAAGGCCGCACCGATATCATCCATCGAAATTCAACAGGATCACGACTACTTCATGGCCCAAAGAGCCAGCGAAGCGCTGCTCTCCGCTGGACTTATTTCCTTGGTGGAATTCAACAAATTGACGCAGCTAAACCGCGATACATTCTCTCCGATGTTCGTCGAGATTATGCCCAGAATCACTTGATATATGTGGCCTTTAGAGTGATGTATATACACTGACAAAGGAGGTGAATCACCATGAAGAAGGTAACCAAAATCGATAAAATCCAACCTTCACTGGCTTCGAAAAAGAAGCTCCGCGTGGCTGCTTACTGCCGCGTTTCCACGGATTCTGATGCACAGCTCGAAAGTCTGGATGCACAGAAAGAGCACTATAAAAACTACATCACCTCCCGTGATAACTGGACCTTTGCAGGGCTCTACTTTGACGAAGGTATCACCGGCACCAAGGCTGATAAAAGGCCAATGCTCCTGCGACTAATCGAAGATTGTAAAGCAAAGAAAATCGACTTTGTAATCACCAAGTCCATCAGCCGCCTCTCCCGAAATACTACAGACTGCTTGGAGATAGTAAGAACGCTTCTGTCACTGGATATTTCGATCTATTTCGAGAAGGAAAATATCAACACCGGCTCGATGGAAAGTGAGCTGTTTCTTTCCATCCTAAGCTCTATGGCCGAAGGCGAATCCGCTTCGATTTCCGAAAATAACAAGTGGAGTATTAAGAAACGCTTCCTGGATGGAACCTATAAGCTTGGCTATGTGCCTTACGGCTATCGCTGGAAGGACGGAGAAATCCTGGTGGATCCTGAGCAGGCTGAAATTGTAAAGCGCATCTTTCGAGAGCTTCTTTCCGGGAAAGGCACAGAGGCTATCGCCAAGGAGCTAAACCAGGAACAGGTTCCAACCAAGAAAAGCGGCCGCTGGACCTCTACCAGCATTCGCGACATCATCAGGAATGAAAAATACACCGGTGACTGCATTTTCCAAAAGACCTATACCGACAGCAATTTTAATCGCCACAAGAACGACGGCCACCTCGATCAGTACTATGTGCCAGATCACCACGAAGCAATTATAAGCCACGAAGATTTTGAAGCCGCATCAGCCTTGATTGAACAACGAGCAAGTGAGAAAGGCATCAAGAAGGGAAATGCTAAGTATCAGCAGCGCTATGCCTTTTCTGGCAAGATTATCTGCAGCGAATGCGGGAATACCTTCCGTAGGAGAATCCATTCCAGCACCTACGGGAAATACGCAGCCTGGGTGTGCAACACTCACCTGGAGGACACCAGCAGGTGCTCTATGCTTTATATCCGTGATGATGATTTGAAGCTGGCATTTACCACGATGATCAATAAGCTGGTCTACTGCCACAAGCTGGTCTTGAAGCCTTATTTGAAAGCGCTACAGGAAAACAGCGGAGATGCATCGCTTCTGAATATCCAGCAATTAGAAATATTGCTGGAGCAAAACACCGAACAGCGAGAAACCCTGCATAAGCTGATGGGACAGGGCTACATTGACCAGATTCTTTATACCCAGGAAAATAATGCCCTTCTCTCTCAGGCTGGCGAGTATAGGGACCAAATTGAGCTCCTAAATCGCTCCCAATCACTGGATGCCACAAAGGTATACGAGACGGAGCGCCTGCTACACTTCTGCGAACATGGAGAAATGCAGCTGGAATACAGTGAAGAATTATTTGAGCTATTCGTGGATCACATTGAGGTTTATAGCCGTCAGAAAATCGGCTTTGCACTTCATTGTGGTCTTATTTTGAAGGAGATGATTTGATGGGACACACACCCTTCAGTTACCGGATCGAGAATGGCAAGGCAGTGATAGATGAAGCTGCTGCCGCTCAAGTTCGAGAGCTTTACAAGAATTATTTAAGCGGTCTATCCCTTACCAATGCTGCAAAGGAAGCCGGGCTCAACCTACTCCATTCTGGTGCCAAGCGCATGATGCTAAACAGGCATTACCTCGGAGATGACTTCTACCCGGCCATCATTGATCCGGCATCCTTCGATGCCGCCAGTGCGGAGCTTAGCAAGCGCTCTACGCAGCTCGGACGGAACGACCGCTATATTGCACCAATCATAAAAAG